AACCCCTCTTTACAAAAGAGGGGGACGGGATGAGGGGCATTAGTAATAGGTTTTAATCATTAACTAAGGAGCAATGTATGGAAAAACTACGAACCTATAAAGATTTTAGCACGCTAGCGGTCGAAATGGAGCGTGCTGGTGCATGGGAAACTGCTGAGGCTGCCTGGCAGAGAGCGGCTATTGTTGCTCGAAAAAGCGAAAATGAAGAATGGGCATTAAACCGCCAAAAGATGTGTGCGCATTATGTCAAAAATCCAAGCAGAAGACCGGAGGTGAAGCATGGCTAAGTATGTGGCACGTTTTTATTGCTTAGTTGAAGCGGTTATTGAAGCCGAAAGCAATGAACAAGTGTTAGATATGTGTGATTTAAATGTGTGTGATGTCAATAAACTGCCACACACCATTACAGAAATTGATGATGTGGTTGAGGTGGAGGAAGTATGAGTGAGCTAACAAAAGATGACTTACAGGTGGGGCATATTTACTCCGCAAAAAGCCCTAAAGAACACGGTTTTCCCCCATTATTAGGGGATAGACAAATACTGTGGATGGGGGTTGTTTTTGACAACAAAGAGGGGTATGTCGATGGTTTGCAATATGATAGCCCATCAGTGAGACAAGGGCGTAAATATCCAAAAATCAGCATCGCCAAGTTCTTAAAATGGGCAGAAGCTGACATTACAGAAACAATGCCAAAAGGTAAATGGAGATATGCGAGATGACTGAGCAAGAAAAAATGCGCTTAGATGAGCAATTAGAACAAGCGGCAAAACAGCTAATAAGCGCGCTTAGAGCCTTACGCACAGGACAAAATCAACATGCTGCGGTTTATGTGGGGAATGTGCAGAACTTGTTACCAGGGTTGAGAATGAGATTGGGGAGATGAGTTAAATGGAAGAAAAAAATATGCAGTAACGTTTGAGTTTAAAGTGGGAGTCAGTGATGACGATTTAACTTTTAATGTCAACACAGAATACCATCAAATGACAGCTTTATATGTTAAGGATGTGATGACTTGTTTGATGTTTAAGTTACCTGAAATTGTGAGAGCTGGTTGGATTGTGCTTGAGGGTATGGACGATAACGTCAAAAGTGGTTTCGAGCACAAAATAAAATTAGATTTTTGCACCCAAGATGGTGATGAATGGGATGTTAGTGCGAAAGTCGAAAATCCTAATGAAACTGGTCGTATGTTGATTGGTTTTATTGAGAAAATTCTTCTGAAGGATCCAGTTATTGACGAGATCCTTCAGCGAGCAAAATAAGGAGGATGAAAATGAGTGAAAACAATGGTTGGATTAAGTGTTCGGAGAGATTGCCGGATACATTTACAGGTTTTGATCTTTTAGTTCGTTCGTCGCCTGTTTTGGTTTATGGCAAATATACCTCTGGCGAAAAAAACAAAATTTTCGGCGCGCAAATATTTGGTAATAAGTGGTATAGCGCAGACGGCGAATGTGGGGAAATTACTCATTGGCAACCATTTCCACAACCACCGGAGGAATAGATTATGGTTTGTGAATATCAATATCACGCGTTTTTACCTGGTGCTGAGCCAACAAGAGAAAGTGTTCTCCACGTAATAATTCGGGAACTGTTTGGAAAATATAAATACTCCGAAGAGATATCTCTATCAAATGCGGCCGAAATTATTGTAGGTAAAAACGCCTTTGAATGGGGTTTAAAAGATGGAGAAGAGGTTTGTATTTTAATCAGAAAAAAAGACAATCCTAAAGCAATCGAATTGTTTAAGGTCTCTGTTGATATGTCAATAGAAACTACGGCGCACCGTATGGATTACTAAAACCCATTTACAGCCCATTAAATCTCCCCTAACCCCTCTTTACAAAAGAGGGGGATAAGTTAGATGAAGTGGGCTGAATAATGTGTTTTCAATTAATAAGGAGGAAAAATGCAGACAAAAATCATTCAATGGTTAGCTAATGACGAAGATGTCGGGTTAAGTAGTAAATGTATGGCGTTTGTGATTGGTTTTGATGTGGTGCCAAGACGTAAGAGCTATCCACTTGATCCGAGCGATTTATCTCGTTGCGTGAAGTTATTAGAGCGAGTACCGAAAATGCGAGATTATCTTTATAAGATGAAAGAGATTTCCCCAATTTGGGCAAAACTGGTGGAACATTGGGATGAGTTAGAGCGTTTACTCAACGAAGAAAAAGGTTCTGGCAGATGCCCTAAAACATATCAATTAATGAAAAAACTTACTGAGGACGATCAGAATGTTGTATTTCGTCACGGTGGGGTTTCAATTCGAATGGAGGAATAAATGAGCGAAAACAATGGATGGATTAAGTATGACTCTTGCCCGCCAAGTGAAGATGGCTTTTTTATCGTATATTGCCCGGAATATGCCATACCTGTGAATGTTGCTTTTTACTGTGCAGACTTGTGCGGATTTACTGATTTTACAGACGATGAAGTAACACATTGGCAACCACTGCCACAATCACCTATCGATTAAAATCTATTTACAGCCCATTTAAATCTCCCCTAGCCCCTCTTTACGAAAGAGGGGGATTTAAGTGGGCTGAATAATGTGTTTTAAACCTAATTTAAAGGAGTTTTAAAAGTGAAATTATGCCGTTGCCCGGTTTGCCATAGTGACATCCACTTAGATGCACTGTTGGAAGATGATGCGGGGCGTGAGATGTTAGGGATTATCACTAATTTAAAAGGCGATAATGCCCGTGCGTTGGTGAGTTATATTGCCCTATTTAGACCCGAAAAAGCGGCGTTATCCAACTCAAGAGCATTGAAATTAATGCAAGAGGTGTTGGATATGTATCAGCCGAGCCCGTTGTTGTCCCATGCTCTCACTGAAACTGTCAGTGGCGTGATGAAAAACCGCCGAGAAACCCGAAATGTGGTAGCGCTAACTAATCATAACTACCTTAAAAAAGTCTATGAGGGAGCTAAGCCGTTGTTTGCCGTGGTGCGCAATGAGCAAGGCAAAAGTGCGGTCAAAAATGCGGATAAATTAGCAGAAGATAAACGGACAGCGGCAATACAGTATATCGAACGTTATGCGGCTATTGGTAAATTAGAGTTTGTTAAGAATATGCCGGAATATTTAGTTTGGAAAGCATGGAAAGAGGAACAAAATGCAACCACAAACCCGTAAACAGATGATCCAAAAAGTCCACATCGGCAAAGGCATGCTTAAAATGACCGACGACCAATATAAACGCTTTTTATTGGACACGGTGGATAAACACAGTTGCACCGTGATGACAGATGCTGAATTGATGCAAGTATTGCGTGCCATAAAAGCAAAAGGCGTGGTGTTTAGTGCCAAAAATGCGCCAAAACGTCCCGCACCAAGGGCAGATAAAGCGAAATATCTGGCAAAAATAACCGCACTTTTAACTGAATACGGCCTGCCACAGAGTTATGCGGATGGGATTGCGAAAAAAGCATTTAACATAGATTTCGTGCATTGGCTGGAGGTGTGGCAGTTGAAAAAAGTGGTGCAGATGCTGGCCGTGTATGACAGACGGAAGAAAAAATAGCGAAATTATTTGCATAGTTTGGTTTTTGGACTTGATTTCAGAGGTAAAAACGTTTATTTTTACGATCAGGGTCTCAAAAGCCCGAGTATGCGGAAGCCACAACCGTTATTTCGTGGTATTTTTTTATCTGCAATTTGAGTATCAGAATGCCTTGAGCATCAGAATACCAGTGCGGTAGAAAAATAAAAAATATTAATCAATGACCGACAGTGCGAGGAATACAATACCGCAAGGGAATAACTCCGCTGTTCATATTCACAGTTTTGAGCTGTCGGTCACCCTACTCAAAATAGGGTTTCCATTCAAGGAAAAATGAATATGACAAACTTCTCAATCAAAACCTTTAATGGTTCAATTCAAAATCAATCTGTTCAATTAATCAATGCACGTGAGTTACACGACTTTCTTCAAAGTAAACAGCATTTTTCTGACTGGATTAAAAAACGTATTTCTGATTATGGATTTGAAGAAAACCTTGATTTTATCGGCGTTCATAAAAAAATGATCACCGAAGCAGGTTTCTTTGGTTCTCGTCAAAAAGAAGTCAAGGAATACCACATTACCCTCGATATGGCAAAAGAGCTGTGTATGCTTGAACGTTCCGAATTAGGGCAACAGGCGCGCCGTTATTTTATCCGCATGGAAAAAGAAGCCCTCGCCGCCCGGCAAGCCTTGCCTGCGGTTGCCACCCACTCCGTCCACATCAGCAAAGATCGCTACATCGAACTGTTGGAAAGCGAAAACCGCCTGTTGCGTACCGGTGTCGCCGACAAACCGAAACGCGCCGCCAATGTGCCGTTAAGTGCGGTGGAAAAACAACGTATTTTAGCCCTGCATGCGCAAGGTATCGGCAAAAAAGACATTGCCGAACAACTCAACCGCTCACGCTCCGCTGTGCGTGCCGTTATTCGTGAAGCGCAATAAAAGGAGGTGAACCATGGCAAATCAATTTGAAATCGAATATGTGTTAGACGAAATGCGCAGCAATTTAGGCGGCTTGCAATGCCTGCGCCAACTGTTGGAAATCACCGACAACACCAACGACACCTTAAGCTATAACCAACTGGCAGGCATGATAGGCGTGTTCGTCGCGTCATTGGATTGGCATGTTGAGGAAATCGCGACGTTGTTGCGACCTAAAAAAACATTGTGAAATTATGTTATGCGATGTAAATTAAAGGCTCTTTGGAGCCTTTTTTATTGGAGGAAATAATGAAAAAATTACTAATCGCAACTTTGTGTGCATTATCTTTTTCCGCTCAAGCATTTAATCAAGAACGATTTAATGAAGATATGGGCTATTATAAATTAGATAAGGGAAAGGGTTATACCATCACTGTTTTACTTGCACCTTTTAATAGCGATCACGCATTAAAACAAGCATCTGATTTATATAATCAAGGCGATACTAGCAAATGGCTATCGTTAGAAGATAAATTAATCGCTGCTGTAAATAAAGGCGAAAGTATTATGCCAGAAACGTATATATCATCTTGTGCAAGCGCAACAAAATATGCTGCTACGATGTGGAAATTTGCAACGTATATGACCTCAAATAACTTTGGCGAATGGGATAATCCTGAGGCAGCTAATTTAAAAATGTATAACAATGCTAAAGCAAAATTTCAAGATCTTTTCCAGAGATGTAAATCTGTAGTCAATAACCCGCCAGATCAAAAAGATTATTAAGATATATCCCACTTCGGTGGGATTTTTTTTATCTTTTTTTTCAAAAATACCGCCTTTTTAAAATTTCCGTGTGATAATCCGCCGAAATGGTCATCATAGGGGAAATGTTATGCTGTCAAAATTAGAAAGCGTTGCCAACTATCTGCCTGAAATCGTGCTGGAAATGGTGGAATTAGTCGGGTTTACGGATGTAGAGAAGATTATTAATCAATTTGGTGGGGCGACATTTCGGTTTACTGATGGCGCGGTGTATTTTCCGCGTTTGAAATCCTTAATTGGCGCAGAGAATGCGATAAAATTGCGTAATTATTTCCGCGCCGAAGAAGTCTATATCCCACGTTGTGAGGTTGCCCTGCGCTTGCTGCGTAACGAACGCCTGAAAGCGGATTTTGACTATATCACGCAAACCGAAAAGAAAAGTGGCCGTACGGCAATGCTTGAGCTTTGCTCTAAATACAATCTATCAGATCGCCACGCCTGGGAAATTGTAAGAACCCATCAATCTACACAATATCAACAAGCGGCGTTATTTTAAAGCAAGCAGACGTGTGGAAGTCCTTCCCCCATTAATTAAACTTAATTGGATTCAGAATACCCTCAATCATATCAACGATTGAGGGTATTTTTTATGTCTTTAACTTTTCAGCAAATTTTTGACCGCCTTATCGGGCATGAAGGCAGTTATGTTAATAATCCACGTGACCCAGGCGGGGAAACCAATTGGGGAATCACTAAACGTACTGCTCAGGCTAACGGTTATCAAGGCAGTATGCGAGCAATGACGCGTGAGCAAGCTTATAAAATCTACTACTCCGCATTTTGGTTACGTTATCAATGCGACAAAATGCCGGAAGCGGTGGCTTATCAGTTTTTTGATGCAGCAGTCAATCATGGATTAGGCAATGCAAGCCGTATGTTGCAACGTGCGGTGAATGTGGCGGATGATGGCATTATTGGCAATATGACGATTGCCGCTATTAAAAAAATGGCAATTTCTGATGTGATTATGCGCTTAAATGCTGAACGTCTTGAGTTTTATTGCAAACTTAGCACTTTTGCGACCTTTGGTAAAGGCTGGGTGCGTCGTGTGGCGGGGAATCTTAAATATGGAGCGATTGATAATGAAGTTTAAATTTTTAGGCGTGTTTAAACGTGTTTTTAATTGGTTGCAAAACCGAGTCTTGACAACCAAAAAACTCCCGAAAAATCGACCGCACTTTTATAGTAAAAACGCATGGAGTTATGTCTTCCGTGGCAAACCAACTCCAGCTGAAGTGATTATGTGGAGATTATGTCAATGAGTAAATTCTTTGAATTATTTACCAATAATGATGGTCGTGCGAGTACGACAGGTTTTATTCAATTTTTCGGCTTTTTAGTCATGGCT